TCGCCATACCATTGGTCGGCCTGCTGATCGGCATGCCGACTGACCTCTGAGCCCGCATAATATTGAAAGCGCCGCGTATCCCGATCAAACGCGAGCTGTGAGTCCGCGGTCCCGAGATTGTCATGCAACTGCTGCCGCGCATTTTCCAGTTGCGCTAAGACATGCGGGGCCGCATCAAGAGCGGCACGACCGCGCAATCCGTAAAACCCACGATCTGGCTGCTGGGAACCGTCTGCCGCCGTCATGGTTTTGGTCGGGTCGCCGTAAAGGGTGGTGCGCACCGCCGTCATATACTTGTTGGTTTGGTCGTCAGCCGCGACTTGCCCAAAGAACTGCCCGGCCTTCGTCAGCCCTGCACCTAACTCCCGCTCGCCTGCCGCGAGCCCTGCGCCGAACGCGCCCGGTGGCGTGGCTATGTGTTGGTAGTCGTCAGGCGGGACCGGGCGCGGCTCAACTGGGTTGAATGGCTGGAACTGAATCGTCGCCATCTATCAGGTGCCCGGCGATGTCGGCGTTGGGTTATTCTGGAGACCCCAGAACTTAAACCCGACGTTGCCGGCGTTGGACAACAGCGTGCCGCCGGCACCCAAGATCGCGGCTGGCACCGCCTCTTTGGCGGCCTGTTTCTCCAGTGTGGACTCGGCCTGATAGCCGGTTGCTTGCGTGCGATATCCATAAGCGGTCAGTGCCGCGTTTGCCGTTGTCTGTTCCTCCGCCTCTTGCGAAATCTCTGCCTGGCTGGCGCGCACCCGCGCGGCCGAGCCGGTGTTGACATCAAGCCCCGAGGCGGCGAGCCCGGTCGTGATCTTGCCGGCTTTCTCGCGCTCCTGCTGGCCGACGTTGAAGGTCTGGGTTGTCCCGGCTGCTGTCGCGTAGTTGGCGTTTTGCTGCGCGATAATCGCGTTGTTTTGGGCCACCTGCGCCTTGTAATTCGCCTCCGCCGCCTGCGCTTGGCCGCCCGCGATGCCGCCGATGGCCTGCACACCCGCGCCAACTGCTCCGAGGATTGGCGCCGCCGCCGCCCAGAAGAGTAGACGCTTCGCCTCCCAATCAAACTGCGGCTGATGCCACACTCGTCATCTCCCGATCGAAATCTCGCGCAAGCCGTCCTGCGGCTCGCCGATCGTAAACCCCAGCATGTCATAAAATCGCGCACTACGGGTAGAGGTTGCGAGGATCGATGCCCGGAGCACGTGCCGCACCGCCAGCATCGCTCGAATGCGGTCGCGCGCCTCGCAAAAGAACGCGAGCGGGAAGCGATCGGCGAGCGTTGTCGTGAACAGCCAGGGCCGACCCTCGGCGCACAGCAGCGGCGCGGAATCCCCGACAACCGCGATCACGCCATCGTCGCAGACAAAGGCGAGCGACCACGGCGATTGCCGCCACAGCGCGAACATGACGTGACGAACCTGGCGGCCGATAAGTTGCGGCATACCAAGCGGATATGACATTGCAAGTTCGGTCACCTCCTCATGCCGCAGCGAGCGCGCCACCGCGCGGAGGTGCGCGACGCCGCAGCGTTCGGCTCGGTAATCCATCAATGATCCTTGGGTGGGGTTTCCGGCATCACGATCGAGTAAGTCCGACTACCCAGATAGCGGAATATCTTGACGCCGCGCTTCTCGGCTAACTCGCGCGATCCGTGTTCGCTTATCAGGTACACCCGCATGCTCTCGGGCGCGTCATCGAACGCCACCTCTACCGCTTCGCCCTTCATGGCGCCTGAAGTCCATCGAGGAAAATGTCATCTTCCGTCTTTGGGTCCACCGGACACGATGCTGCCCGCGGCGCATCCACTAATTCCTGAAACCGGCGAGGAAACTCGGCGATGTAATTAAGCATCTCTAGTTGCTCGGCGGAGATTACCGTTCCACTCCTGAACATTGCAGTCAGTGCGGACCTTAAAGCGACTTGATTCATGCCGCTCTCCTCCCGTTGCTGTTGGCCGATTGCTGCCTCGGCTGTATCTGCATCTCCGCGGTATCGCCCTCCAGCACCTCGGGGAGAAGTGCCGTCACATTGACCGGCAGCGGTAGCATTTGCTGCACCGCGACCTGGCCGGGCTTGGCCCACGCCGACGGCACGATGAGCCGCTGGTCGCCGGTAAAGAGCGGCTGGACCGAGATGCCGCCGACGCTGGTATAGGGTGCGGCAGGATTGGGTTGGACATTCGTTGGTACGGCGGCGGGCAAGCCCGGCCAGACCTCGAATTGCGGCATCGGCGAGGCCGCCGAGGCGTCCGCCTGGTTGATCCCGACCTGCGAAAAGCCGCTCGCCTGACACCGCACCGTGGCGGCATAGATGTTTTTGCGTCGCCCCTGGATGGTCGGCTGTTCACCGGTATCGAGATAGACGCTCTGTAGCTGCGCGGTAAAGCCAAAGCCGAGCACAACCTTGCTGGCGGTAAAGGGCAGCGTCACGGTGTTGCCGCCCGATACCGTCAGAAAGCCAAACGACACCGCGGGCAGCCACGGGTAGAGAGGCCGTAGCGCCGGGTCGAGCCCGATCGGCACGCCATCGGCGAGCCCGACAACATGCGTCCCCTGATACTCATTTGAAAACCCGCCAACCGTCGTGACCCGCGGCAACAAGGTCCACCGCCCTTGCGGCTGCGGTAGCGGCGTCGGGGCCGGGGCGTTCGGATAAAGCTCTTGGCACGGATAGACCCATGTGCCACTCAAATGCGTGCTATCGACATAAGCTGTAATCAGAGCGATCCCGCCGCCAAAGCGCAATACCTGACCGTTCTCGCCGGAATTGAAGACCGCATGATCGGCGTGGAACACCACCGCGCCCGACACCGAGGAGGCTGTCAACTTTGCCGCCGGCATGTTGGGGATCGTCGCGATACCGGCGTCAACGCACCAGCAATCCTCGACGCCGGCCCACTGGCGATCGTCCATGCGCTCGATAAAATAGGCGAGCCCGTTGGGGACGGGGCGCTCGACCACAAGATAGAGCGCGTCGGTAAAGCCTTCGACAATAGAGCAGATGGATTTGACTTGCCCCCAGGTGTCGTGACGCGCCCAACCCGCCACCTCTTGCTCTTTCAGATACGTCAGACTCAACAGCGCCCCGTCGTTGCGCGCCGCCCAAACGATGCGGCCGGGGTTGCGGCAATAGCACCACTCGATGATCGTATGATTGGATGCCCCGAGTAGATGCGAGGACGGCCACGAGATATCGGTGCCGGCGTAGATGTTGAAATAGAGCTGGTAGGCGAGGTCCAGCACATCATCGCCGTTGTAGTCGAGATAAAGCACATCCCAATTGATCTGCAGCGGCGGCACCGTACTGGATATGCCGATCGAGGATTGCGGGAAGGCGAATTGGGTTGTTGGCGTCAGTCCTTGCGGCGATGAGGTAAAGCTGCCCTGCGCGCCGATCTGCTGCACGCCCGAGCCGGTAAAAGCCAAAAGGCCGAGCGGCATCTGTAGGAACCATTGAATGCCATCGACCTTACCCGACCACGGCGTTCCCTCAAGCGCGTCATCATCCTGCGACGGCAACGAGTAGCTGAAATTGTTGAACTGGCCAGGCTTGGAGGCAAAGTAGGTGTCGGGCTGATTGATGCTGCCGGCAAAGAAGCGGCGCTGCTGAAAATACGCGTCAACGCTCGGATAGGTGCCGCTCAATGGCGTGGTGGTGAAGTTCGCGGTAGCGGACGCCCCGCCGGTCCCGGCGAACACCACCGTATCGGCCGACGAATCGTAGCTGATACCGCCGTTCAGTATTTTGACGCCAACGATAAAGCCGTTGACGACGATCGGTTGCCCCGAGAAAAGCGACCCCGTAATCGAGCTGATCGTCACCGTCGCCGTTACCCAGCCACCGCTAGAGGCCGTCATATCGATGTTGACGACGCTCCCCGGCGCGATCGGATTCTGGTAGATCGGCGGCGTTAACGTGTAGTTCGGCACGATGTTGCTATCGACGAACTGCGTGCCAAGGGTCTGGCCGATATAGCCAAAGATCGCGCCGCCCGGCACCGGCAGGGCATTTGTCGAATTGCCCGTGTTGTACGAAGTCGGCGCGCGATAGATTTTGTAATAATGCGGCGTCCCGCTGGCGGCGGTCCAGTTCAGTATGATCGAGCCCGCCGTCGCCGACATATCAACCGAGTTCGTCACATCGGCGATATTCGAGGGCGAACTTTCTTGCCCCGTCACGGCATCGACCGCCGTCACCTGATAGGCATAAGCGCATGGCAGCAGCGAGCCGCTTGGGGTTGTCGTGGCTGATGCCGTGACGCTGGTCGGCGGCGCGTTGGTGGCCCCGACCGGCGTCGGCGTCAGGGTCCAACTGGTTGGGCCGACGCGCGCCAGATCGTAAGGCTTAAAGTTCGGATGGCAGAGCGTCATGACATCCGCCGATTGGACGAATTTTAGTTGGAATGCCTGGACCGCGCTGTAGGGGCTGGTGATCTGATAGGGCGAACCGCCCGAGAGTACATAGCCGCCGTTAAAGATAAAGCGGACGTAGAGATCGCCAAATTCCAGCACGTAGCCCTGCTGGTTGTTGAACTGCCAGGCGATCAACCGCGGCGGCGAGTCCCCGGTGCCCGCACTCTGCCTCGATGTGGCAACGTAGCGTGTGCCGGGGCGGGAGTACACCCCACCGCGATAGCTGACGAACATATTTCGACAGGTGGCGGCGGCGGTCGAAAATGCAGCTAAATCTACATGGCCCCATAGCTCTGGTGTAATCTCTCCGTGGGCAAAAGAGGTTTTTATAAATGGGACAGCCACTAAGCCAACCGGTCTTTATTTATCGCATAATCTGCATACCGACCGGTAAATGCTATATCGGCATGACGCAGACCACTATACGCAGGCGCTGGCTGACCCACGTTCGCGATGCCTACAAACGCCGGTTCGCGATGCCCCTGCACGCGGCCATTCGTAAGTATGGCGAAGGAAACTTCCAAGTCGCGGTATGCGCGGCCGCAGACACGAGAGAAGAGGCCGCCGCCATCGAACGGCAGATGATCGCAGAACTGGGTGGCCATGGATATAATTTGGCACCGGGCGGAGACGGCGGCCCTACGCGGCTGGGCCGCACCAATTCGCCAGAAATGAGGGCCAACATTAGCGCGGGGCAGCGAGGTAGAAAGCTCTCCGCCGAACAGATTGAGGGCATGAGCCGACTCCGTAAAGGCGTGAAGCTGAAGCCCGAACACGCCGCGAAGGTGCGGCTCGGCGGTCGCAACAATAAAGGGAAAAAGCACACGGAAGCCAATCGGCTTGCCGCTCAACTTAGCCGTCGCGAAGAGTCTCTGCGACGAGCGCCGGCGGCCTCTGGTGCGGTGGGAGTTTATGAGCGTCGCGGGAAGTGGGGCGTGCGCATTAAGATCAATGGCGTCCGCCGCCGACTCGGCTCCTTCGGGACCGTCGAGGAGGCGAAAGAAGTCTACGAACGAGCGGCGCGAGAGCATCTTCGCCAGCTTCAAAATACACTACCGTCCGAAAAGGTCATCGCCTCATAACCCATGCCGTAGTAGCCGGGGCCACCACCGCCGCCCCACGGCTGGTTGCCCCACCGTGCCCAGCCGGATCGTCTTGCGGCAATCCAGTCGGCCGTGTGATCGGTCGTTTGCTTCCAGCCGGCCTCTTGGGCTGAGGCCACGCGAGCATCCCGCACCGCGCGCTGCGCGATCTGTACGTGGGCGTTGCGTTCGCCCAATGCGAGCTTGGGGTCGGGCATGACAACCGGGGCCAGATAGGAGGCCAGCACATGCACCATCGCGTTTTCAAAGAGCGCGTCCCATAACTCCAATTCGAGCGCCAGATAGGTGTACACCAGTTGCGGGCCGGGAAGGGTTTGCGCCCCCAGCGGCTGTATCTGCGGCGGCACGTTGGTCAGGATGACGCGGCGGTTGACCGGCCCGGTGCCCTCCAGCCCTTCGTAATCGGCGACCTGGTCCCACGGCGGGTTGCCGGCCTGCGACGGATATTGATCGGTTGACGAGACGAGAAACCGCGCCGGAGCCTCAAAGGCCGCAAGGCCGGGCGACACGACGTTGAGGCCAGAAGATATCGGCACATTGCCGGGAACCGGCTGGATGTTTTGCGGCGGCGCACCAAAGCCTGCGAGCGCACCTGGCGGCGTGCCGGTCCACGGCAGCCACCGCGCCCGCACGCAATCGTTCGGCCACGCATAGGCGTAAATCCACGGGTACTCGACATAGGTGCTGACATTGGGTGTTTGCCCGGTCGCGTCGGCGAGCAGAAACAGGGTCGTGCGTTTGCGTGCCCAATCCCAGTGTGCGGCTCGCAGCAATGCCCGCAGCTCGCGCCCGTAAATGCGACGCGCGGCTTCCGACTCGGTCGTGCCATCGCTCTCCAGCGAGCCGATCGTGCGGCGGACGCCGGGCAGAACATCAAGTGCGCGGTTGACAATATCCTCAGGCTGCACGGCCGTTTATCTCGGCGAGCGGAGGGTGAACCGCGACTCCCTTGAAAAGGATATTGGGCAACGGCAGCCCCTCAACCACCAACACGGGCTCAGCCAAACCGTGCCGCTCAATCATGAAACGCGCGTACAGCCCCTCGGGAACCTCAAGTGGAATAATGCGCGAGAAGTCTCCGAAGGCCGATCGCGGCAAGCTCAAAATGATCTCAAAAACCTCAGCTAATGCACTCAAGTTCGGGGCCTACGCTTTGAGCGCCGCGTCGATCATCGCCCGCCAGACTGGGGCCGCGCAATCATCGGCCAAAGCTAGATGAGATGGGCCGGCCTCTGCATAGATCATTTCCAGCTTCCCAGCCCCCCTCATCGCCTCAGTCGGCTCACGCATCGCAGCTATCGCGGCCCTAGCGCACCGAAGAAAGCCCGCAGTCCCGACTGATGTGCTATCAGCTTCCCGCCGCCAATCGTAGGGCTCGCCTTCATCCTTGCCGTACCACCACGCGAATTCGGCAGTCGGATCGTTATCCGAAAATTCCGCATAGGCGGCAGCGGCCACTCGTTCCGTCATCTCGGAGAATTTCTCGTCGCACATCCCTAGCCTCGATGCTGGTCGCTGACGACAGCCTCAGCGGCACTCTCTTGCGCTGTCAGCTTGGCAAGGTCAAGGTTCTGCACCAACGGCACCGATAGCTTCTTACTCAAGCTCTCGACAAAGGTTGCGGTAAAGAGCGGGTTCCATGCCGCCGGGTTGGTGATCTGGCCGCAATACACCCCGATCGCGCCCGCCACATTCGTCAGGATCACCCGTGCTGGGGTTGCCAGCGTGTTATCGCTGCTCTCGCTCCATAGCACCGGGCGGGGATCGCGCATCGGCAACATGCCGGGAGGCCGAATGATGCCGCGGAACTGGAGGCAGTCAGCGGGGTAGGCGTACTCGTAGAGCC